CCCAAAGTTCAGCGGTATATTGTGACCGACGAGGTCAGCGGCTGGCACGGCAAAACGCGCGATCCGCGCAATCGTTTGAGAGCTTATGAAAAATCAGACGACGTAACTGAATTACTGGCACGCATGACTGCGCCAGAAGAAAAAGCATCACCCAAAGGAGGAAACAAATGAGTGATTGGAATGGATTTGGGTCATTAGACCTGTCGAAAGTAGAAGCTGGCGGTGGAAGCACACGTCTGCAACCCGGAACTTACGCCGTAAAATGCACAGACGCGAAGGTCGAAGCCATTGGTAGCACCGCAAATAAAAAGCTGGTGGCAGACTTTGCAGACGAGGCTGGTACTGGTGACATTCGCATGAACTTCAACATCGTTCACAGCAATTCACAGGCGCAAGAGATTGGCATGCGTCAATTGAAATCTTTCTTAGTTGCTGGAAACCACCCGAACCCAGACAAACCGGGAGACGTCGGCAGCTTAAAAAATCTTGAGTGTAAAATCATCGTTGGCATGGGCAAGCCGTGGATCAATCGCGACAATGTCGAGGTGACGACGAGTGAGATCAAGAAGTTTATGGCTTTGGACGAGCAAGCTGCGTCTGCGGCTTCAAGTAAAAAAGCACCCGCAAAGGACTTGGACGACGAAATCCCGTTTTAAACGGTAATAAGGGGGGGCAAACACCCCCCCACCTTGAGGCAGGTATGAGTTTAAAAGCTACAGAAGTTGTTATAAAAATTGACGACGGATATGATAGACAAACAGATGGCAAAGCCAGAGAATACATTGGGGCTTCGGGCGTCGGACATCCCTGCGATGCCTACCAAGCCTACAGTCTGCGAGGATTTCCAAACACTGAGCCAGACGCTCGCCTCAAGCGTATATTCCGCTTGGGCCACATCCTCGAAGACGAAGTAGTCAAAGACCTAAAAGAAAAAGCAGATGTTCGGGTTTGGGAAGTCGACGGGCTGACTGGCAGACAGCACACCTATGAAGAATGGGAGGGCCATGTCGTCTGTCACATGGACGGACACATCGAGTTGGACGACGGGATACTTCGCGTCTTAGAAATTAAGTCGATGAACGATGCCTCATTCAAAAAGTTTAAGAAGGATGGCGTGAAATATTCGCATCCGCGATACTTCGCCCAGTTGATGATGATGATGGGCATGTCAAAAATTCACAGCAGCTTCTTCATTGCAGTCTGTAAAAACAACTCAGAGTACCACGCCGAGATTGTGGACTATGATGAGTTCGAGTTCAGTCACCTCAAAGAGCGGGTGCAACGTGTGCTTGATGGTGATGCCAGAAAGATCAGCGTGGACAGTTCCGATTGGAGATGCCGAGGTTGTTTCAAGGCAGGTGCATGTTGGGAAGGTGCCGAGGTTGGCAAGAGATGCCAGACTTGTCAGTTCGTCAGGCCGAAGCCAGACGGCGGTTGGTTTTGCAACCACCACGACAGAGAAGCGTCTGGGTTGTGCAGTGACTACACACTCTATGAGCCATTACCGAAAGGGGTGATGTAATGCAAAAGAGTATTGAGGGATACAGAATAGAACACGAAAGACTTTCGTATGCAATTTCTGAACGAGCCGCCAAAATTGAGGACAAAGAAAACGAGATATTGTCCATATCAGACAGGCTAACAGAGTTGCTTGCTGAAAAATCTAGCCCAGAAAACAAAGCACAATACGCAAGAGCCAGAGAAAAACGCACGCGTCTGCGTGACGAATGTGCCAGCATGAGAGCCTTGCTTAGAAACGACAGGGCAAAGCGCGACTGGCTAATGCTAGAGGTAAAATTATATTTTGAAGGAAGTCGTATTGAAACGTGATCAAGCAATCGACAAAGCGAAAGAGCTTGTCAACGGAGACCGCGCCAAGGATTATGGTGATGCTTACAACAACCATTCAAGAATTGCAGAAGGATGGAACATCATTATGCGAGCAGCCTTGCGTGATCGTGGCTACCTGACAGAACGACACGTTTGTCTAATGATGGATTGGGTCAAGACGGCACGTCTGTTGAATTGCCTTGACCATGAAGATAGCTGGGTGGACAAAATTGGATACTCCAGTTTGGGAGCAGAATTTACTGAAGAAGAAGCGGAGCTTCAAGAACGACTAAATGTGCAACTTGATAACTCCAGTTTCAGAAGAACGGTTAATAAATCAGACTAACCATCTAAATATCTTGTGCGTCTGTGTCTTCCTGTCATCCAGCCCGTGGTATCCACCATTTACTCGTCTTGTAATTTTCTTAATCATTTCGTCTGTGACACCTTCATCCGCAAGATCGAATAGATTGTTGTGAGTAAAGAACCAGACTGCGCTATCAAACGCATAAGTATTTTCTAGCAATGACGGATCATCAAGCACCTCTGGTTTGTCCATCTCTTTGGCAAATAATATATAATTTGTATGGCCAGTGCATTGCAAGAAACCTCGCCCCACAAATTTTGCGGCTTCGGCCTCGTTGATGTTTCCCATTCTACCAGCATAAACCTTTCCAGCTAAACCGTCTGGATTGCGAGCGTATGGCTTTGCGTCTTCCACTGTTTTAAATCTCGTTGGCCAAACCTTTTGTATTCGCTCTGGCGTGCTATAAAACAAACTTTCCTTAACGCGTTTGAACCCACCACTTTCGTGCGATGACTGGCCCAGTAAATGCGCCGCGCGTTCTGGAGTAAGTTCGTATTGCCTTGCGATTGCTCTTGCAGTGTTTGGCCCGAACGCACCGTCTGGTGTGCAGCCGCACTTCTCTTGCAACATCTTCATCGCTTTACTCATCATTTTTCCTTTCAAGATGCAGACGTAGACAGTATTCCACTATTTTCTTTTGAAGAACGCTTGTGCGCCCCGCACTCCGAAGCTCGCGCTTATTGCGATACCTAACGAATAAAAATACCAGTCCGGTGCTTTGTTGAGCTGCTCAAAGCCACGGTCAACCCAACCTTCTGCTCCCGGTATCCAGCATAAAATCAATGGAATAGACAGGATAATTACGAACCATTCGTCTTTCCAGCTAGACTTGGCACCCTCTGCCATAATGCGTTCCCAGTCTGCGACAGACGTTTTTTCTGACAATAATATTTGAGCTTTCGCCTTGGCCTCTGTTAGCTTCAACTCAGCTTGTGCGTTTTGTTTGGTGGCCTTCGCATCAAGCCAGCTACCAGCTAGTTTTGCTATCGGCCCAATCAGTGCTTGTATCATTTATCTAATCCCAGAAAGTTGTGTCGGAAGGAACCATCACTGGCGAGCACCAAGCTCTCATTCTAACTTTGTAAGCATAGTTGTTCCCTGCCCACGTTGTGTTTGCAGATTGCTCAAGTCGTCTGCCAAAAAAAAACAGCGGTGAATGTCGCGGAAAATCATTCCGTCTGTGTTTAGTTCCACACCATCCATGTTGACCATCAACGCGAAGGCCATAATCATTTCTCGTGCGACAGCCACACGGCGATCGTCCCTGTCATTGCGCCAGTGACCACAGAAATTAGAGATGCCTGTTGCGTTGAAATATCGGGCATTGAGAGTGCCCATTCAATACATCGAACATACATGATCGTCATGACTAACATCATCAGTCGCGGCAAAATCTTCCACGCCAACACACGTTCCATTGCGATTGTCATTTTTCACCTCAATAAGATTTGTTCCAACTTGATTGCCATCCGCCAGTGTTGCCGCTTGAGCCTTCACCTGCTGTAGCGTCTACAATCCCTTCGCGGATACGTCTGTTACCGCCGAGGATTGGGATACGGGTTGCGACCTCACGCATTGCTGAACGCTCTTTGGCGTTGCTGTTGTCACCTTCATCGAAGATGCCAGCAGTCACCTGCATTCCCGCATTGCCAAGGCCAAACGATGGGCCAAGAACTGTCGACCACATACGCTGTTGACCGTATGCGCCGTTGTCTACTTGGCTTACTGCGGAGTGAATGACGTCGCCGATAAGGCCAAAGCCGCCCATGACCATCATGCTCTCTACATACCAGCCAAGGAAGTCAGTTTCGTCGCCATGAACTTTCTTGTCATAGCCAAGTGCTTTGAGGACGTTGCGCTTGCGAAGCTCTGGGCTGCGGTCGTCGTCACCGCCACGCATTTGGATAATGTCTTTGGCAGCTAGTGTCGCAACACCAAACGCTGGCCCCACAGACGCGAGATACATAAGAGGTCTGAAGTTCCCATGATTTGCTTCGCTCAGTATGTGGCCCGTCATTCGAGACATCATCAGTGGGAAAGACTTCAGTTGGAAAACAAGCTGTCCAACAGGCGTCTGCGCCCACATTGGAATGTCGTTGGGATTGGGCTGGAAGATCGCGTCGTCTGCGAACTTGATGACTGCCATCCGAAGGGTTTCATCCGTCTGCATCAATGCCCGATTGCCGATGCTTTCCCCGGCACGTTTTGCTCCGGGCAAGAACTCAGTTAGACCGTAATTCTTTAAGAAACGATGCGCTGTCTTGTACTGTGTAGGTTGCTGCGCGTATGGGACACCTTCTTTAAATGACTGTTGCGCCTTCGTCTGCATAGTGCGGAATGTCTCGTAGCCAGTGGCACCTGCAATCGTGCGGTTCATGTCTGTCCACGGCGTGAGCAATGTCGCGTTGAAGAATGCGTGCGAGGCTTTGTTGTCTGGCGCACCATAAAGGTGAACCATGCGCTCGTGTACAATGTTCTCCATGGCCACGCCTACGTTGCGGATCATCTCTCTGTATTCGGGGTCTTTTAATTCCTTTATTCCCTTGGCCCATGACTTGAATGAACCAGATCGAATGATCGGTAAGCCCAAGTCGCCGATAGATGTTAGGGTGGTAAAGCCAAGCAGGGAGACATTGTTAAAGAAGCGAAGCGAGCGTGACACTTTCATGCCAGTCTTGTTTGTGCCGTGCATTGGCTTCTTCATCAGAATACGCATGGCGTTATCTACATACTCTTCACCCTCATCGTAGGCTATTGAGCCAGCCTTGCCCTTGAAGTCGTTGAGTGCGCCAACAATCGCGTCTACGCGCTTGGCATAAACAGGGTTTACCTTTCCGTCTGGGCCAAGTGTGGCGATGTCCATCAACATCTGCCGCGCCCCAGCGGGGCCAGATGTGGTAGCGACTTCCATCAGCTTATCCACAAATTCGGATGCTTCTCCGTTGTCGCCTTGAAATGGCATGCGAATTGTGTCGATCAAAGAAGCTGTCTCTTTGCGACCCTGCGGGTTCATTGCTGTGATGTCATATTCGAACTGCTTGTTTTTTGTAAGAAGCGCGACAATGCCAGCCTTACCTTCTCTCGCTACGGTGATGTAGTCAGACACTGCATGGCTGTTTACTCCAAAGCGTTTCGCAGACGTCAAACGCCGCGAGCTTCCTTCGAGGTACTTAACAAGGATTGCTTCGAGGTCATCTTCAAGGAAAGGCTCAAGCTCATCGAGCATACCATCGACTTTATCCAGCTCGATAATACGAGAGTAATCTACGTTTTCGAAAGTGCTATTCTTAGTTGTTCCTTTGACTGGGATGAACACGCCATCTTCTGTTTCATCCAAGAGCTTTAGCATAACGCCATTTGCAAATGCTTTTGCCTCTTCGTCTGTGTATTCACGACCATATTCTAAACTCTCACGCTGATAATATTGGACGAGTTTTTGAGTGAATACATCTCGATTTTTGTTGATTGCCTTCTGGCTCCAAACCTGTGGAAGATAGTTAGGCCCACGGTTTCCGACGTGAAACCCTTCATTGATTAGCTCGTTTCGTTCCGCTGCCAGTGTCGCTCTGATCTGGCGGTAGATATTACGCTCGTCTGCACTCAATGCCTTTTCTTGGCGAGACCCGTCACCCCGGCGCAAGGCGCGGACAATGCGGCTATAAGACTGGGGCTGATCTTGTCCAATGCTTGCAGACGCTTTGCGGAAGTAACCACGAAATATACCGTCTGTGTCTGGAAGAGCAGCCAGCTTATCAGCAATCGGCATAAACCTCTTGGCAAACCTTTGGTTCATATCAGGGTAATGTTCTTTGTACTTGTCGCCAAGCCAGTGCATCCCTTGGTTTTTAATTCTAGTTGACAGACGCTCGAAATATTTGAACGGGCCAGACTTTCGAACAGCCTGTTCTTCGCTTGGAGAGAGTTCGCGTTTGCGCATCATGGACATGATTGCGCCAGTCATCGTGCTGTTTGTACCCTCTTGCTCAAGAAGCTCGCCAAACTGGCCTACTGGGATGTCGTCAATACTACCCACACTCTCGTTCATTACTGCATCAATAATGTCACCGTTCACACCCTGTGGGATTGGGCGGTCAAACTCAGCAATACTGTTGTAGATCATCTCATCGTTGCTATCGAAGTAATCAGCGTCGATATGCTTTGCCTGCTCCGGGTTAAATAATACCGCAGTCGTATGTGTTGTCGAGGACGCACGGTATGTGTCGCCGTTCGCCATAATTTCTTCGCCATCAGCCAGTGAGTTGCGATGCGTGGTCAGCATCCCGTCATAGCCAAGATCGTCTAAGATGCCTGTTAGCTCTTCCTGTGCAGCAGTTCTATTACGGCCAGACTTTATCAGTGAGTTCACCAATTCACGATAGGCGGTTGTGCCGTCCACTTCGATGCCAGTCATAGCGTCTTGAATATGGCGGAACGTGCGCTCTTTCGTATTGCCCACCTCGTGCATCTTGCCCATGATCGCTTTGATCATAGGGTGGTCTGCGTTGTACGATGCAGTATCTGTAAAATCAGCAGGTGTGTTCAGACGGATCGCCATAGGCATTACATACGGATCAATAGTCAAGCCCCGCTCGGACAGGCTCTCAGCAATAGATTGCTCGTTTGCCACCAAATCGTCGAGATGATCCTTAGACGCCTCTAGCGTGCTAGAAGTTACCTCTGGGTCAATACCAAGATTGTCTTCAAGTACACTAAAATCGCGGCGCACTTTTGATATTTCGCGGCGCGTCTCGACCATATCCCAGATGTCCCAGTCGAGGTCTTCTTTCTCCGACGTTGGCAGACCAAGTTCTTCTGCCTGTTGGAACATTGCCTGTACGGTTGGACGCTTAGAATAAACTTCGCCAGCTACGTGTGGGTTGGCTGTTAAATAGTATCCGGGGCCATAATTTCCGCCCTGCGAACGCTTGAAGATTGCGTTCGGGTTGTCGTCTGTACGGCGGAAGACATAGCCTTTGGGTGTGCCGTGGTAAAAGACGTTGACCGTCTGCGATCCTTCGTCAAAACCAACACCACCTTTTGTGAAATTTACAAGGTTAGCCATGCGAGGTTTGCTCGCAGAGTTAATCGCGTCTTGCGCATAGTCTGCGGCGTATGATGGGTGCGCAAGCACACTGCCATCGAGAGAGCCAATCATTGGACGCTTCTCGCCACTCTCAAACATGTCACCGTAGAATGTCAGGCGGCGATAGCGGCCTTTCACATCAGTACGACCAATCTGTCCGTTGGTTGCGTAAGCTGTGTACTCAATGGTACGATCAATAGCGCGATCTAATGTGCTTCTCATGCGGATGTTGTTCGTATCGCCTGTGATAACACCGTCCAAGATTTGCGAGCGAGGCATGTCTTCGCGTGTGTAGCGGTTGACTGCGTCTGCAAACCACTCATCTGCCATTGCTTGCTCGCGCACGTAATCCGAGCGACCTGCATACTTGTTGCCAATTGCACTCTCGATACGACTGCGCATCGTGTTGTCTAGCGAGCGGTATGCTTCGACGATTGCTTCGCTTTCTTCTGGCTTGAGTGCGCCAGAGCGGACAACCATGTGCATCAGATCACCGATTGCTTCGTCTGGTTTGCCGTCGCCCTTGTTTAGTACGGTAGAAATACGACGAACCTGTTTGCGGAATGCGTTGAAGTCGGCTCCTCGGTAATCGCCGAATACGCCGTCACCTGCAAAACTCGGATCGCTACCTGCCAGACGTGACATATCCGCTGTGCCAAGCATGTTCCCGGTGTCTTCTCCACCACGAGAAGTCTTGCCGATAATGTTGTACATGCGATACGCCATTGTACGTGTCACGTTTTGTACGTCTGCATCCCGGTGGGTCATCAAAGAAAGGTTCTCACGTACAGACGCACGAGCTGCGGCAGGTATGCCGTCAGCCGATGCGACGCCCACATTGTCGTTTACTTCACGTAAGATAATCACTTGGCTTTCGCGGAAGACGCGAGAAATAATCTTGCCGCCAGTCTTGCGAGCGTTCTTTTTGCTTACACGAAACTGCGTTTCCCAAAGTGCTTCGTTTACAGCAGCTTTATCGCCATCGTAAATGGCACGAAGCAACCTGTCCTCCAAGGCAGAACCACCAAGCTCCATTATTTCTCGGCGCACAGGAATGGCTTTGGTGGGAAGAGGTGCAGCCTTTACTTTCGCAACGATCTCTGCCGCAACTTGATCGCCATAATCCGTACCGCGATGCTTACGGAAGTCGGCCTGTAGCTTTTTCAGCGATAGAGTTTTGACTGTATCTGCTACCGTTGGGTCGACGTTCGGCTTGTTCTTGCCAGTGTTGCGAGCGCGTTTGTTCTTTGGTGTCTTGTTGTCAGAAGTTGCTTGCGCTGTCGTGCGGTCGTCTTTTGTTTTTTTAGCTTTTGCTGCTTTGCGCTTTGTTCCAGATGGTGTGACGTTGCCGTCTGCACGAACTGGTGGCTGCGCTCCGCCTGATACAGACGCTGGGACTGCACCTATAGGTAGCTCAGACTTTCCTTCCGCACGTTGATAGCCAGCACCCAGTGATTTGCGGACGCTTTCAATCATATGCTTGACGCTGGATTTATCCAACTTTTTAATCTGCCCCGGTACGCCGTTGGCAGGAACAAACTTGCCAGCATAGCCGTTGTAGTAGAAGTCACGCAACGTGTCTGCGACCTCTTGCGGATCAGCCACCTCGGACATGCCAGCAAACTCGCCACCTTCTAAATAGCGTCTGCCCTGCGCAGGGTCATCAATGCTGGTAAGGTCGGAAGGCTTGCCGCCAATGATCTCGTCGAGTGCCTTGAGCTTTTCGTTCAAGACTTTGAGCATAGTCTGTGGCTGGCCTTTAGGTGAGCGTAATGCCAGTAAGGGGCCAGAACCACCAACTCCGGGCAAAACTTCTTCGCTGTTTCTGCCCACACCAAGAATGTATCGACGAAGTTCGTCAAATGCTGTGATAATTCCGTCTGCACTATCGGACGCAAATGCTGCCTCGATGTCCTTCTCAATCATACCAAGCTGAACATACCTTTTCTGTATGGCCTGCCCTTCTGCTCGCTGTGGTGCGCTGTCTACGCCCAGCTTGAAGCTGCGCTCTTCTGAGCCACTTGGTAAAATCTTCGAAAACAGCGGCTCAAGGTTGGGGTCAATGCTCTCCTTGGCAAAGAAACGGTCGAAGACCGCCTGCACATACTGCGTCATGCGACGCCAAAAATTCATATCACGAACCGCTACGTCTGAGTGGTTCTGCATCGCCCACATAGCAAACTGATTGGCGAAAAATTCTTGGGGATTTTTTGTCGTGTTAGCTTGGAATGTGCCAATCGGTGTATCCATTCCTGTGTAGTAAGGTAAGCGATCTTTAATAGCCTCCGCGTCTACTTGGCCTTTAGAGTTGTAGTAAGTACCCATATGCTCCCAGAACTCGACACGGTCTTCTGGGGTCAGGATGTTGCGGTATGCCCAATGTGCCACCTCGTGATACAATATAGCTATTTTGGGAGATGGTTTTCTTAAAGTTATGTCATTGTCGATGTTAATATATTGGCCAGAAGGGTCAAAATAACTTTGGTCTTGTCTGAGGTTATAGTTATCACCTTTCCCTACTTTGCCGAGAATTAGAGGAGCGACAGCTTTATCACCACCTAGCTGTGTTAGCATCTTACGTGCGCTTGACATCTCCTCGGCTGTGAAGCTGCTGAGTGACATTTCAATCCCCTCAATCGCATCTTTGCGGTTTTGATTTGGCATGAGAAAGCCATTGGGGTTTGCTCGGTGCATCGCAGCATACAGTGTGCGTAAGGTTTGTGCGACCCGACGCTGTCCTTCGACAGTTCTAGGCCATCCTGTCTGAGTATCTAAATACCATGTTGCCCAGCGCAGCTTACCAAAGTTCACAGTATTGTTGGTAATTTTATCCGTATAGCCAACACCTTTGGCAGCTTCTGTGTACAGAGCAAGCTCGTCTGGAGTTAGTGTCACGTCTAAAGCGTCTGCGTCTTCGATCATCAGCGGATCGCCAAGGCCAGTGGTATTACCTGCGTTATAACGGCCACCTTCAATTGGGCCTGTTGTTTCTTCTGGTAGGCTGTCAAACAATGCTTCACGCGCACGCTGAGTGCGCGGGTTTGCATCCATTGGTGCGTAACGCACATCCCAGTTCTCATAGACGGATGATGACTTTGCAGGGTCTTGGCCAATAATGGCGAAGATGTCCTTGCCATCCTCGATCTGCTTTCTGCTCATAATCCTGATGTCTTCAGGATTTTCTTTTGAGCGGACGATTAGCTTCTTATCGCCACGAGATGGAGCAGGAGATGGTTCTTTAGAAGCCGATGCCTCGACTGGCACGTCAGACTTCTTTCCTTCTTTTCTGGCACGAAGTTCTGCCAGCAATGTATCGACGTCTGGATTTTCTTCACTTGCATATCTTGAAAGCAAGCTCTTGAGCGTTTCATCTACAGACTTTTCTGGTGCAGCTTCAGTTGCTTTCGCTGGCGCAGACGGAGCTTCACCACGAGCCTTGAGAGCAAAGTCACGGCTAGAAAATGCGCGGCCTGTCACCGCGTCTGCCCAAGCAGTTCCACCTTTTTTTACTTCTATCATGCCGCCCGGAGCGAATACTTTTTCTGCTCCAGTTGTTGTGTAGGGAACAAGGTCTGGGCCTTTGCCAGAGTTTGCCTTGAGCATTGCCTCTTCACGGCCAAAGTCTGTGGGGCTGGAGCCATAACCAGAAGAAGTCGTGTAATCTGAACCTTTCGCGATTGGTGTTCCACGACGAAGAATGCCTTGGATTTTTCCGGTTCCAGAAGATCGGCCTGCTGTTGTGTAAATTGTTTTGTCGTCGATCCCTTTCTGTGCAGATCGCATGCCTGATGAAGATTTCTCACCACGGTTTTTTAAAACTGTAGCTCTGGCCATAAGGCCAATACTCTTATCATCAATGTCTGGGTTTTGCTTTTTAAGCGTCTTTTCTAAAGTTCTTATTTTTCTGAGTTCTGTTTGAGTGAATACGTCACTGCTACTTTTATCCATAATAGACGCGCTTTGGATGTCATACTCAGCCAAGGCCATCAGGTCTTCAACGTCTGTATCAAACTCAGACATACGCCCCAGCATCGCAACGCCAGATCGGATGTCTTCTGCATCTATGTCGTCGCCCTCTCTTACGAGCAAATCAACAATGTCATCGAGTTCTTTGCGAGCTTGTAGGGCGTATGGATCAACCCCGTCTTCAGCTTTTCGCGTGCGGATAGCTTTGCTGATAACACCTTTGGTAATACGGTTTTTTGATTTTTCGCTGGGCGTTAGGCTGCGCCAATCAAGACCTTCAGCCAACGCTCGACCGCGTAGCTCCATTGAAATCTCTGGAGCATTGCCACCAGCGTCCAGACCACTGCGGCTACTGTACAGCTTGGTTAGTTCGTCAGCTTCTGCATCTGTAAGGCCAGACGCATTTGCCTGTGCGCGGATAGCTTCAAGAAGCTCAAGAGGATTGTCTCTGAATGCCTCGTTGCCAAGGTCGATTTG